GCAAACCATCCATATTGTTGACGGTAGCGAGAATATATCCAAAGAACAGCGGAGCTATGTATGGCAGCAAGATAAGGATGGGGGCTCAATCTCTAAACCAATAGATTTTAATAATCATGCTATGGCCGCTATTCGATATGGCATTTATACTCATTGCAAGCGAAGAGCTCCTTGGAAGGTCTGGTGAAACCAATGTGGCCATTTAAGAAGAAATCGAATCCAGCTTACAAGACGATTCTGGCAACTATGTTTGGAGGCAATCCGGCTTGGACAAAGAAGGATATCGCCAACATAACCAAAGCCGGTTATGAGAATTGCTGTACTGTGTTTGCCTGTGTAAATGAAAGGGCGGGCAGTGGCGCCGGCGTACCCTGGAAGCTGTTTAAGACGCCAGTTTCAAAGGGCGCAAAGAAAGTTGAGATAGACGGGCATCCTCTTTTAGACTTGATGAACCGGCCTAATCCGCAGGAAGGCGGATTTGCCTTCAGGATGAAAACGATGGCATTTTACCTCATTTCCGGTAACAGCTATATGACACGGGTCGGGCCTGAGCAGGGACCACCGGCGGAAATGTATTCTATTCGGCCAGACAGAATGAAGATATTGACCGGGAATGCGTTTGAGCCAATCAGGGGTTATCGATATACAGTCGGTGGAGAGAAAAGAGATTTCAAATTTGAGGAAATACTCCATCTCAAATCCTTCTCCCCGCTTGATGACTGGTATGGATTAAGCCCAATAACGGTGGCGTCAAAGGAAATAGATACCTTAAGCATGAACAGAGAGTGGAATATGAAACTCCTCCAGAACGACTGTCGACCCCCTGGCGCGTTAATCGTTGAGGGGGCATTGAGTGATGAACAGAGGGGAGGGCTTGAGAAGACACTTGAAGAGAAAATGACTGGCTATCGGAACGCAGGCAAGCCTCTGGTATTAGAAGGTGGCGTTAAATGGCAGCCGTGGGCTATAAATCCAAAAGATATGGACGGGATCGGTACGGATAAAGTCAATTCAAGGAAAATTTGCTCTATTTTCAATATATCGCCGGAGCTAATCGGCGACTCTGAGAATAAGACTTACAGTAATTATAAGGAAGCGAGAAAAGCCTTGTATATCGAGGCGGTTTTACCGGATCTTGACTTCCTGCAGGACGAACTAAATAACTGGCTCACTCCGGCATTTGGAGATAATCTCCAGTTGAGTTATGACAAGAATTCGATAGATGCTATTAGAGAGGAATTGAGTGCGGTTTACGAGCGGCAAGGAAAGGCCTGGTGGAGGACGATTAATGAACGCAGGATAGCGACCGGAGATGACGAGATAGGGAAGGCCGGGGATGTGATATTGGTACCGGCAAACTTGATCCCATTTTCAGACATAAGCGGAAATATTAGTGAGGAGTAAATGCTCATAGAAACGAAGGCGAAAGATATCATCCTGACAGACCGGACATTTGCACTTAAGCTGCGGAGATATCTGAACGAGAAGGAATCGAGCATATCGGGGCCAGTAAAAAAGCTATGGAAGGAATCATCCGAGATAGTGACGGTTGATGAAACAAGGAAAGCGCTGGAGACCGGGAAGATCACGAAGACGTGGAGAGATGCCTGGAGTAAAAAAATAAGGGAATTTGTGCGCACTACGATAACAACAGCATGGGTCAAGAGCATTTCAGAGTCAGGCGACGCTGTAGCGGATAAGGTTAATCGGCTACAGGTTAAGCAATTCGACTTTGATACGACAATGACAAGCGTTAAAGCCTGGGTAGATAGTCAAGGGGGAAAGCTGATTGTGGATTTAACGACCGCTCAGATGGGATCTGTTCAAGCTTTATTACAAGATCAGATCGCATTCCAGGTGACAAGTCCTTATGTCCTGGCACAGAGGATCAGGCCGGTTGTAGGGCTGACGAAAAGGGAAGCGATGGCCGTAGCAAGGACAATAGCTACGCTGACTGAGGCCGGGATCCCGCCTGCGACGATTAACAGCCAGGTTGCTACCTATGCGAAATTTCTACATAAAAACAGGGCCGCACGAATAGCGAGAACAGAGTTATCGGATAGCTTTAATTTCGGGCATCTGGACTCGCTTAAACATGCCGCCTCGGACGGCTGGTTGCCGGGGGTCCCGGAGAAGAGCTGGATAGCTGGAGGGGCGGATCCATGCGATGATTGCCTGGCAAATGAGGCGGTAGGTTTTATCGCCTTAGACGATACTTTCCCGAGCGGAGATGAACATCCGACGGCGCATCCGCATTGTGAATGCTCGTTGGGTTCAAGGATAAGGAGGATATAAATGGCAAGAGAAAAGAAAAAACAGAATCCCAAGCCGTATAATCACGTGCTTGAGGTCCAGAATGGACGGATTGACGTCAGGGATCTATACAAGCGCATTGATAAGAAAATAAAGGAAAAACAGGAGGCCCAAAATGGGTAAATTAGTATGTGATGAAGTTTTAGACGCTGCTTTGCAGTATATCGAAGACAACGCGGATTATATCACTGTCTGTGAAGGAGCTCCTACCACGTATGAGCACGCACATTCAGACAAAGGCACAGGCGCAGGAAAAGCGCTGGCCAACGCCGTCCCGAGCTTTACAGGCCCAGCAGAGGGAGACGCAAACGGCCGAAAAACTACTGTGGATGAGGAAGCGGCCATGACGGTTGATTTTTCAGGCGCAGCCGATCACGTGGCATTATGCGACGTAGGAAATACCTTGCTGATGTATGTTACAACCTGTACAGAGCAGGCTTTAGTAGCCGCCAATACCGTAACAATCCCCGCATGGGATATCGAGATTGCTGATCCAACATAATGACAGTATAGGAGAGAGAAATGGCAATTCACCAAGTGCCAGTAATTTCAAAATTTGTCTGGCAGCCGCCGGTCATAGACAAGGATTTGACAGCGCCTCCGGGCGGAGAGTCAAAGGGAGATAGATATATTGTAGGAGCAGGTGCGACTGGAGACTGGAGCGGCGAGGACGGAGGCATAGCCCAATATAACGGCGTAGACTGGGATTTTTTTGACGCGAAAGAAGGGATGACTGTCTATGTAGACGACGAAAATACCCTTTATATTTATGGCGGGGCCACATGGGGTAGATTAGAAAATCAGGTTGCAAGCCGGATATTCTGTCTGGGCTTATTTGAGGCGGGTGTGTCTGTAGTCGTTGCCGATGGAGCGGTGGCCTATACGATCCCGGCGACAATGAATGGGATGAATTTAGTTGATGTGATCGCTTCAGTCCATACAAAAGGAATCACCGATACGACTGATATTCAGATAAGGCGGAGGCGAGCTGGCGCTGATGTGGATATGCTAGACACAGCAATAACAATCGGAGATGAATATTTTGCCAGCGATGAGGCTATAGATGCGGCTAACGATGATGTAAATACAGGGGATCAAATTTACGTGGACGTAGATGCTATCCATTCAGGAACAGCCCCCCTTGGCTTATCCGTAGCCTTGACATTCAGGTTGCCATAAATGGGAGGTTAATATGATTAAGAAATTACTATATCTTATCCCAATCCTGCTATTGCTGGCTATGTCTCCAGGCGGGGGAGGGGCGGACCACGGAGATTTTCCCAATATTTATATTGATGGTGCTACGGGTGGAGTAGGCTCTGAAGCTGACCCCTTAACTGCTTTAGCTGATATCAACTGGACTACAGGCGGGGACAACTCTGTATTCGATGCTGTGGCTGGCGATGAAGATGTAACGATAAATCTAAAGAAGACCGTAACTTGGCGAGAATTAATGACGGTTGGAACATCTGGTTCAGCGGCACACCCGATAACAATTCAGGCTTACGGAAGTGGTGCAGACCCGATTATTAATGGTAGTGATATAGTTGAAACGTGGTCAGAATATAGTAGTTGGCAAACAACTTGGACTCAAGTAGTGGTCAATTACTTTGGCACAGTAGGAATTCGGAATTACCGAAATATCTTGGATGCTAATGCAGGAAGCGTTGATGGGACGAAAATTCGGATTACCGTTGAGGCTGGGATCGGTGGGGCATGGACATTTGATGGCTGTTCTATTAGCGTAATGACCACGGATGATGTTTATGATGTAACCCCGACTAGAGTTACATGGACAGATGATGGAGGAGGGGATGGCGCTACTGTTGAAGAAGGAACAACTGCGGTTAGTGATGAGGTTACGTTTGATTTTGATAAAACAAAACGACATGGGATTCATTATTATATGGCAAGTAGACAATACGTTAGGTTCAGTTCTACTGGTATGGGGATGTATTACGATGCTGCTGGCGATGATACTATGGTCCAGGATGCTAGTTTAGCACCTATTGCTGACCAAAATTACTGCACTACAAAGATTGAGGTTTATTCAGGAGCAGCAAATGTTTGGAAAGCTACCCTTACTACTGAGCCGAATCAGGTATTTTTTGATGATACAAGGGGAACAAACCAAGCATCTGCCGGTGCTTGCGATGCTGAGTTTGATTGGTTTTGGGATTCCGAGGTGCTTTACATTTATTATGAAGAAGACCCTGACGGTGCGGTTGTTATAGAAGCCACTCAAAGGAATTTCGCTATTTATTCATGGAATAAAAGTTACTACACAGTTGATGGCCTTAACTGTACAAAATCTGATGGCCACGTTATTGCTGTTGAAGAAGCAGAAACCGGTGTAACCATAACAAATTCGGAAGTATCTTGGGGATTTTATTATGGGATTTTTATTAATGCTACGGTTGGAGCGGGAGGAAAAAACTATATTACCAATAATTCCAGTCATGATAATTTGTCCTATGGAATAGTGGCTCACGACAAATACAGCGGGAGTGGTACTGAAAGTTATATTTCTAATAACACGAGTTATGATAATTATGGAGGTGGCATTAGTGTCCGAGGAAATTACCATATTATAGAGAATAATACTGTCTATGATAATGGTCATAATGATGAAGTGGGTAAAGAATATGTTGGCATTTTTATTTATTCACCTGCTTCAGATGCGGGGGATGGAGACCATAATATTATACGATACAACATAGTTTATAATCAGATAAGTGCTGGGTTTGAAGGCTCTGGCTTTGAAGCGGATAGATGGTGTGATTATAACGAGTTTTATTACAATATAGCATATAATAATGATGCTGCTGGCTTCACGAATTACGCAGCAAACCACAATAAGTATTACAATAACGTTTCTTATGGTAACAACCAAGACAGTTCTGGAGAATTGTCCCGGAAGACAGAAATAAGAATTACAGGAAACGGAGACGAAACTTCAAATGATATTGAGTGTAAAAATAATAT